TGACCTTTGAAACTGCTGCATACAATAAAAAAGAAGCGGACGAAGCAAAAGCAGCAGCAGAAAAGCAGGCAGCGGAAGCAAAGACTAGAGCGGAAAAGGCAAAGGCTGAGCAGGAAAAAATTAATGAGGAAAAACTAGCTGCGGAAAAGAAACTTGCTGAGGAACAAAAGGAACTAAAAGAAAAAACCGCAGCGGAAGATATTGAATTCCAAAAGCGACTAAATGAGATCCTAGTAGAAACAAGGCTTCAAGGAATCAAAAATGAAAACGAAAAAGCACGGGCTGAATTAGTTGCACAACAAGAGCAGGAACTAGCGGATCTCGAAGGGGATACTAAGCTAAGGGCAGAGCAGAAACTAGCTATTGAAAAACAATTAAAAATTAAAAACAAGCAGGAACTTGATGCGCTTGAATTGACCTTTGCAGAAGCAGATGCCATCAAAAAACTCGATGAACTAGATGCCCAAATGAAAGAGGCAGATGATGATCTGATGCTAGAAAGAAATCTGCTAGATCAAAAGGATGCTCTGCTAAAAGAATACTACGATAAAAATTTAATTTCAGATATTGAATACACGCAAGGAATAAAGGAAAATTCAGATGCAAGAATAGCCATAGACAAGGCTGAATATGATTTAAAAATATCTCAGGCACAGGCTGCTTCTCAATTACTTGGATCACTATCTGAACTGGCAGGAAAAAGAACGGCAGCAGGAAAGGCACTAGGAATAGCTGAAGCAATTATAAATACTTCTGTAGGGGTTACGCAGGCACTAAAGCAGGAATCTGTTTTGCCTTCCCCTTTCGATGTTGTAGCAAAGGTGGCAAATATTGCTACTATTTTGGCATCAGGATTTAAAGCAGTCAAAGCAATTACGGCAGTCAATGTGCCGGGTGGTGGTGGCGGTGGAGGGGGTGCAGCTTTCCCGTCTATTTCAGCATCAGCACCAAGCGGAGGTAGTCAAGTCCCTACAATTGGATCTAGCCCGGTGACTGCCTTGGGAACTATGATGCAGAATCAACCTCCAATCAAAGCGTATGTGGTAGAAAGCGAAGTAACAGGAACACAAAAGCGAGTAGCCGATATTGAACGCAGAGCAGGATTTTAATACTTAGAGATATGGATAAATTACCACTTTATAAAATGTTTATCGCTGACGATATTGATGGCGAAGAAGAAGTTGATTTTGTAGCCTTGGTGGAAAGCCCTGCAATCCAGAGAAACTTTCTAGCATTTTCTGAGCAGTTTGTAGAGCCTAGCCAAGGGGAAAGCAAAGAAGACTTTCTTCCTAGATGCATTGAGTACATGATCAATGAAGGGAAGGAATCCGATCAAGCGGTAGCTATCTGCTCAAGTCAATGGGAAGGTAGATTCCAAGAAGATTCCTATAATGACTACCCACAAAGCGCAAAGGATAATGCAGAACGGGGAATCCGTTTGAATGAGGCAATAGGTAATAGATGCGCTACTCAGGTAGGAAAAGTTCGTGCTACTCAAATCATGAATGGTGAGAACCTTTCTAGGGAGACCATAAAAAGAACTTACTCCTACCTAAGCAGGGCTGCCGAATACTACAATCCAGATGACACAGAAGCTTGCGGAACTATCAGCTATCTTCTCTGGGGTGGTGAGCCAATGCTTAGATGGGCAGAAAGCAAGATGAAGCAAGAAGAATTCAGCACTCACCTATCCTTCGCAGTTCAGGATGAAGATCAGCGCATAGTATCCGGGCCGTTAATGATTGCAGATTTACCGATCTACAGAAGGGACGAAGATGGGGAGTACTATGTGATGTTTACCGGTGAGCAGATCAAGAAGATCGTGCAGCGATTCTTTAAAAAAGGATATCAGGCAAAGGTCAACATTGAACACGGCAAGAAAGCTGAAGGGGTTTATATGTTTGAAAGCTACATCATTGACAGGGACAGAGGGGTTAACCCTCCTACAGGTTTTGAAGATGTGGCAGATGGCTCATGGTTCGGTTCCTTTAAAGTTGAAAATGACAAACTCTGGGGTGAAGTAAAAGCAGGGACTTTTAAAGGCTTCAGCGTGGAGGGTTTATTCCGTTACGAAAAAGCAGGAATGATCGTGCAAAAAGAAGAGCAAATCATGTCACAAATTTTTAAAATTTTGAGTCAAGTTGAACAAAATTAACTAACTAAATATTTACAATTATGAACGCAAAAGAAGCACTTGTGCAAATTAAAAACTTGCTTTTCACAGAAGCAGAAAAGAAAGCGGCCTTCGCATTGGTAGAAGGTAAGCTAGTAGATGGCACGATGGTGGCCTACGATCTTGAGGCAGGTGATATTTTCGTAATCGGTGAAGATGGGGTACAAATCCCTGCACCTGTTGGAGAACATCAACTTGAAAGCGGTGAAATCGTAATCGTAACTGAAGCAGGTAAAATTGCTGAAGTTAAAAAAGGCGAAGAACCAAAGCTAGAAATCGAAATCGAAGCAGCCGAAGTATCAGCTGAAGAGCCTAAGAAGGATGAAGCAATGGCAAAAGTAGAAGAGGCCATGGGTTACCTTGAAAAAAAGGTAGAAGAACTAAGCGCAAAAGTTAAGGCGATGGAAGAAAAAGCAGAAGATGTGAAAGAAGCGGTGAAACTATCTGCTGAAGTTCTTGAATCATTTGCAAAAGAGCCAAGCGACAAAGCAATCACTGCTCCTAACCAATTTGCTAAGCAATTAAAAACAGAAAAAAACGATAGGTATAACAACCTTCAAAAAGCATTTTCAACACTTAAAAAATAAACGACAATGGCATTAGACCTTTCAGCATTAACTAACTATGTAAAGGAGAACGAATTGCAGTTGACTTCAGCTGCTATCTTCTCAGCAAAAACTGCTTCCCTTATCGAGCAATTCGGTAACGTACAAGTAGGTATTAAATCCGCAGAGACTATCAACATCATGACTACTGATGCGGTATTCCAAGCGGGTGGAACTTGTGGATTTTCATCCTCAGGAACTACTACTATCACTCAAAGAACTTTGACCGTAGGTAAGATCAAGATTCAAGAATCTATCTGCCCTAAGGTATTCGAAGCTAAGTACACTCAAAAGGCTTTGAGAGAAGGATCTAGCTATGACTACATGGCTTATGCGCAAGAATATTCTGCTCAGAAAGTAGAGCGTATTGGTGCTGCTTTGGAAACTGCTATCTGGCAGGGTGATCCGGGAAGTGGAAACGCTAACCTAAACAAGTTTAATGGACTTGCTAGCATGATCAATGATCTAGGCTTCGGTGGTGCAGGTGATCCTGTAAAAGGAAACACTTCCAACTTAACTACCTTGACTACTGCAAATGTTGAGCAGGCTGTAGACGAAATTTTCGCTGCTATTCCTGCTGCTCTTTTGGATAAGCAAGATCTAGTAATCTTCGCAGGTAATGATACCTTCAGAGAGTATGTAATTGCCTTGAGAGATTCTAATTTGTTCCACTACCCTGTAGACGCTGTCAACATGGAACTAGTAGTACCCGGAACAAACATCAAGTTGATCGGAGTAAATGGTTTGAACGGCACTGACTACCTTTTCGCTTGCTCAATGTCCAACCTTTACATTGGAACTGACCTTTTGAACGAGCAAGATCGTTTCGAATTGTTCTACGCAAAAGAGGCGGACGAAATGCGTTTTGTGGTAGAGTTCAAATTTGGTGTGCAGGTCGGATTTCCAGACGAGATAGTATTTTGGAAGAAAGCATCTGCATAAATAAAATTGGGGTAGGGTCATAATTCTTACCCCTTCACACTTTAAATTCGAAAAAATATGCCTTGTGCTTTAACTCAATCTTACACACTAGACTGTAAAGACAGTGTAGGTGGTTTAGTAGCCGTATATTTTGCACCTTATGAAGATTTGGCAACAGTAACCATAGCAGCAGGAGTAGTGACTACTTTGACTATGGATGCTACCAAGAGATTCTACAAGTACGATCTTGTGAAGGAATCTTCCAACTTTGCTGAGGCTGTAAATACTAACGTGCAGAATGGTACTATTTTCTATGCTCAGACTCTCGAAATTATCCTTAACAAATTGCAGGTAAACACCAGAAACGAAATCGTTCTTT